AAGTGCTGCACAATCTGCCGCATCAGCAGCAGATGCCATGTCTGGACAAAATACAGCAGGTGGAGTAGGTATAGATGATGACCCCGATAGTTTAACTGCAGACCAAGCGGCAGCAGCAGCGGCTGCGGCAGATGCAGCGGCAGCGGCTGGACTAGGTGGTGAAGCTCAACAAGCTGCAGCAGATGCTGTAGCTGCTGAAGAGATGGGAATTGATATAGGAGATGTTGCTGGTGGTTTAGCAGGTGCTAATGTATCTATGCAAGAAATAGATGCTTTAGAAGATTTAGGTCTAATTGGATATAATGAAAGAACAGACTTAGGATATTTTGATAAACTTGATGCAGATGTAAGAGCAAACGCTGAAGCTAAAGCAGCGCAAGTACAAGCAGATTTACGCTCTCGACCAGGACTTGAAGATGAAGTTGTAAGTATTAATCCTGTTACAGGAGATTTTGAATACTCATCTTTTGCTGGTGGTTTAGCAGGTACTGGTCAGGGACTTGCTGATTTATATGGTGAGTTTGGCCCACTTAGTGTGGCAAAAAGAGCAGCAGAAGGCTTTATTGATATGGTAACGGGTTTGCCTGTTGAGATATCTGACGTTATTAGTAGTATAGCTAAAGAAAAGGGTAAACCTGAATCTGAAGTAACACAAGAAGAGATTAATGCTGTAACTTCAGGTGTTGGTCCTGGTGCAGGTATTGGTGAGTTTACTCCAAGCGTAGCACAAACTGAAATAGCTACAGGACTACCATCTGATGACCTTAGTTATGCTTTTGCTGCACAACCAGGTAGAGAATTAACATCTGATGACCTTAGTTATGCTTTTGCTGCACAACCACCTGAAGACCCTATTGCTGATCAAAGAGGTTATGGTGATGCTGCATTAGCTGTAACAAGTAATAGACCAGGCGATATAACTGATATAACTGATGCACAGTTAGCTGTTGGATATGATACTGCATTTGAAGATTATTCAAGAGCAATGGCAGAAGCACAAAAAGCAGAATTAGATAGAGACATATCTGCATTTGAAGATTTTGAAAGAGGTTATGGAAGAACAGAAAAAGCAGAGAGAGACAAAGATGCACCAAGTATCTCTCCTGATGCTTTAAGCACAGACAGAGAACTTTCATATGTAGAAGGCGTTGGTTATATAGATAAAGGTGCTGTAGATGATTTAATATCAGGAAGAGACCGTGGTCCAGCAACTTATGATTTTGATGGTGGTATTGGTAGAGGATGGTCAAGAGAACCTGGTACAGAAATAGGTTTTGACCCTGATTTATATGGAATGGACCCTGAAGATTTAAATGTAGATAGAGAAATTGCAGCATTTGAAAAAGCAGAAAGAGAAGCAGCGAAAAGTGCTGATATAAATGACCAAGCACAAATGTTTGGTGGAGGGTATGCTACAGAATCAGGTAGAAGAGATGCTATGAACGCTGTTGAAATAGCTAATATGATTTCAGCATATGAAGACGCTGAAAATGCTATGTTTGGTGGTGGTTATGCTAGAACAGGTGTAGGTTCTCCTGTAGGTTCTGATTCTGCAGGTGATGATCCAATAATTCTACCCAAGAAAAAGAAAGAAGAAGAAGAAAAACCTAAGTCAGCAATGGCTCAGTACTTTGAAAGATTGGGTGTACCTTCTCCATATGCACCTTCTACAACACAATCTGCTTCACCTTATCTATCTGCAGTAGCATCACAGCCAGCAGGTGCGCCTGAAGACTTGTTTGCAAGAATGGCTAGAATACGTAGGCAAGAAGCTTTAAAAACACCAAGGTTTAATTATGCTGGATTTGCACCATTTAGTCCTAATCTATATGCTGCAGCATATGGTATATCTCCAGAAGAAGCAAGACGAAGAATACCTGCACTACCTAAATTAAAACAAACAATTGGTTTTCCAGATGAAGATGAAACCACAGAAGCCTATGGTGGTGGTGGACTACGCAATCTAATACGTAGACAAACTGGTGGTGCTGCTACCTCAAAGATTGCAGCACCTGCTATTGGTCAAAGTTCACAACTTCCTCTTTGGCGCGAAGACCCAGTAAGAGAATTACAAAAACTTAGAATAGCACAATTAGGAACAGCACCACAAACCGCAGCAGAACGTCAAGCACTTCAAAAACAAAAAGGTTTTTACAGAGATGAAGAAGGTTATGCGAGAGATTCAGAAGGTAATGTGCAGGAAAACTTTGGACTTCCTGAAGGATTTCCAATAGGTGATGAACCAAAGACTTTAATAGATGACGAAATTAAGACAATGTTTCTTACAACAGAAGATAAACCAGTACTGCCTATTGATGTTCAAGAACCAGGTGACCCACTTTATGAACCACTTCCAAAAATACCTGATGATGTTACTACACTACCTACATTTCAACCATCAGGTATAGAAGAAGGTACTGGTGGACCTATGATAAGACCTGGAGGTGGGCCAATTCCACCTCAAGATACGCTGCCAAATCAAATCTTTTACAACCCTAATTATCCACTACCAGAACCTACAGGTCTACAAGGTTTACAACAAAATATGGACCAAGCATATACTTCTCAACTTTATGGAAGACCAGCAATGCAACAACAAAGCATGGGTCAAAATCTTCAACCATTTGGTATGCAAAGTCCTGCACCCTTTGGCACTCAACAACTATTTAGTAGTGGCTTTGGACAACAACTGCTCCCTAACTTTAATACTTATAGTGATATACGTAGCGCAAACTCTTACAATCCTGCTATGGGAATTAAATAATGGCAACAGAACGTAATCCTTTTGATATGATTCCTGAAACAGAGACTAATGTTATTGCAATGGTCCCTGAAGAACAGTCCAATGTGTCTATTGAGATTGACCCTTCTGATGGTGGTGTCATTGTAGACTTTTCTTCAGAGTCTGTAGAGATGGAAGCTTCAGAAGAAGTATCTGAATGGTATGGAGACCTCAGTGAAGACCTAGATGAAGAAGACTTGCAAGGTATATCTGCAGATGTTATTGAAAATTATAATGCAGATAAAGATAGCAGAGGTGAGTGGGAGTCTATGTTTGAAAGAGGCTTTGACCTGCTTGGTCTAAAGCTGGAAGAAGGTTCAGAACCATTTCAAGGAGCTTGTACGGCTGTACATCCACTGCTAATTGAATCGGCTGTTAAGTTTCAATCAAAAGCTACACAGGAATTATTTCCTTCTGGTGGACCTGTAAAAACACAGATACTTGGTTCTTCAACACCAGATAAGGAAATGCAGTCAAATAGAGTTCAAAACTTTATGAACTTTCAACTTACTGAACAGATGCCTGAATACTTTGATGAATTTGAAAGAATGCTTTTTCATCTTCCTCTTATAGGTTCGGCATTTAAAAAGATTTATTATAGTTCAACATTTAAAAGACCAGTATCAGAGTTTATACCTATAGATCAATTCTATGTATCTTACTATGCTACTGATCTAAGAAATGCAGATCGTTACACACATGTAATATATAAAAGCCCTGTAGAATTACAGCAAGATATTAGAGCAGGTGTCTATAAAGATATAGACTTACCTTCTCCATCACAGCTTTCTTCCAGTGGTTTTGCAAACAAGATAGATAATATTCTTGGTATATCTCCATCATATGATAGCGATCCACAATATGTATTGCTTGAGCAACATTGTTATCTTGAGTTAGAAGAAGAAGGTGTTGCTTGTCCATACATTGTGACTGTAGAAGAACAGTCAAGAGAAGTTTTAAGTATTCGTAGAAACTACGAGCAGGACGATCCAAACAAAGAGAAACGAAGTCATTTCGTTCATTACAGGTTTGTACCAGGCTTTGGTTTTTATGGATTGGGCCTTATCCACTTTCTTGGTAATCTCACCATGTCAGCAACTGCTGCGATGCGCTCCCTCATAGACGCTGGACAGTTCGCTAATTTACCAGGAGGATTTAAGGCAAAGGGAGTAAGGATGGTTGGTGATAATGAACCAATCGCTCCTGGCGAGTTCAAGGAGGTCGAAGCAACTGGTATTGATTTATCTAGGGCTATAGTTCCCC